TTTAGAATTTAAATCCTATGTACCATTACTATTATCTACAACTAAACCATAATCACATTCTGCAAATTCATCTCCATCAATATCCATTACTTTCATAGACATATCAGAAAGAATATATTGAAATTTCTTACTTCTTCCCTTTAATGCTATTTTTGCTGTTTCAAGGAAACATTCCAATGCTCTTTTTTTAACATCATCATGGATAGTAAACAACCATTCTGTAATATATGAAGACTATAAAGTAGCTCTTTCTACACCACCAACAGTTTCTCTGTTTGATACCTAACCTTCTCTTTGTTTGGCAATACCAGCAACTTCACTCATTTCCATCTTAATAAACTCAAGTAAATTAATTTGTTGTTGAATATAATTACCAGTTTCAGCATCAATTACTCCCGAAGAAGCATTATTTAACCCTCCAGCAAGTTTACCTGTAGAAGCACCTATATTACCTTCTTTAAAACTATCAACTACTGCTATCTTATTAATTTTAGCATAATGTAACCATTTTTCCATATCCCATCCTTTAGGAACTTTTGCTAAATCTACAGTAATAATCTTACCCCAATTTGAAGCAATAGCTTTATTCAATCTATCATGAATTGCATCATATAAATAATTATACGGTTTCATCATATCTACTAAAGAAAATGGTTTACTATCATTAAGATTATATATTGATCCTACAATACCAAAATGGCATCTTGAAGGATTAGATAATCTATTATATTGTATTGGTCTTGGTCTCATATTTATATATATTTCCTGACCAATTTTAGTACCTTCCCATGCTTCATTGATAAAGAATATCTATTCTTCTTCACCTTCAGCTTCATTAATTATGTAAGTTTCAGGATAGAATGTATATAATTCTTCACCTGTTTCTTTATCATAAGATTTTACTTTTTTAATCTTTCTTCTTGATTTCCAATATACTCTCAACACTCTTAAATTACCTGCAATATCGTAAGGTAAAAGAGAGTTAGCAGTAGCATCTGAAAATAAATTTAGTGGATCAAAGTAGAAACCATTGTTTGACATCTCTTCACCCACCATATAGTTATTAATAAACCCTTTTCTATCATCTATATTACCCATAGAATCTGTAGGAGCTTGTCCAATTTGATTAGGCATATTTTCAATATAATCCATATCTTTCTTAGACAATACATCATAATAATTATCAATAACTTTACCTGGAGACCAATAGTCTTCAAGTACAATTAAATCTGCATCTTCAATTTTATTAGAATAACCAGATTTAAATATACGAACTTTTAATGGGTTTAATCTTTCAATAGTAGGTTCTCCACCTCTTATATCACATTGATAAATCTCTTCCCCAACTATCATACCATCCATAAAACCCTGATTAAATATAAATGGAATATTATATTCTTTTACATAATGAGTTAACAGAGCATTACCTCTGACTTCTCTTAAATCCTACCACTCATATTTATAATAGTCATTTAATTTCTCAAGTTCCTGATTATACTCCTCTTCTTCTAATTCTTGATTTTCAACAAGTTGCTATAATTGTTGAAATATAGCTTTACTTTTATTTTCTTCAATTTCAGAAACAGCATTAGGATTAGTTACAATAACTCTCCAATCAAATATTCTTTTAGATTCCTCACCTCTGAGAACATTCAATTTACTATTCATTATAGGATAATGTTGAATTTTATCTGGAATAAAACTTGATTTCTAATTGTCTGGATTTAAAATTAACTCCAAATCACTCAGATGAAGTATACCATTTAGCAAATCATAGTTAATCTTTTTATGAATAACTGATTTTCTAACCAAACTATAATTGAAAAATGTCTTACCATCAGCCCAATCTAGATGTTTTTTTCTCCATACTTTGTTTTTCTTTGAAAAAGACAACTATTGTGGAGGTAAATTTACATATTCTGACATATTATTTGTATTTAATCATCTGCAAAAATAATAAAAATATTTATATTGTACAAGTTTATAAATAAAATCCTAATTTACTCAAACATTATTTATTATAAATCTATTTAGGTCTATAGTTAGTTTCAAAAAATGGATCATTACCTAAATAACCTTTATTATTAGTTTCTTCTCTGGAATTCAACAAGTTACCATTATATCTAATCATTCTTTCTTCTCTCAACAACATTAACATCATCATTGAAGATACCCTATCAAAGTTACCAACATCATTATAACTTATTAATTCTTCTATTAATGCTCTATTTCTTAATGTAAATAATCTTGGAACACTAACTTCAACTTCATCATCCTAAAATCTTTGTACCATAGATACAGGTTGCAATAACCAATTTCTTAATATTGTTCTTGCATAAGAATTTATTCCTTCTGTTGCAGTTGTACCTTTAAGATTATTACCAAACAAATTAGTTTTACTTAATTCTTTATCTCTCAAGAATTCAAGAGCATCAGTTAATAAATATAATGAATTCATTCTCTAAAAATAAGCAAACAATCCTTTTTTATTATTTTCATAATTCATTCTACCATTATAAAATAAACACATTCTTCTGGCAATTTCATAAAAATCATCTGCAAACATGGGTCTTCCAGTATACTCTGCAACTATTCTATCTGTCCATAAATCTAATACAAATACTGAACCAAGTGATTTAGATTCAGCTTGATCATTATCATAAGGGTCACATGAAAGAATATATCTATTCTAAAATATTTTACCCATACTATCTTTTTCAGGCATTTGTAGTATCTCCACAGCACCTTCCATCTGATTATCCTAATTTTTAAATGTTCTTATAGGATTTTTTGCGGTATTCTTATACTATATTTCTCCTGATTTGGTAATAACTAAATCTCCACTATATACATCATCATATTCTCTTGGATTATTATCAAGTTGATTCAATCTTTCTGTTAAATCTATTACAGGAAATAAATTTATACCTGTTTTTACAATAGCTTCTGCAGGAGTAATTGGTACTTCAGCAATAGTCTTTATTATTGTATTAGGATCTGTAGAATTATACTTAACTTTATGACGCTCCTTTAATATTGATATAAGTGCTCCAATAACATCAGATACACCATCTTTATTATAAAATCCTTTACGATTAACATACCCTGGATAAAAGAATACAAATTGTTTTCTACCCTGATTTGCTTTATCATATACATTAGGTAGAGCGTACATATTGTACCCTAAAGGATTATACATAATCTCTTGAGCACCAGCAAAATCTGATTCGCTATCTCCAGCGGTACCGTGCATGTACATTAAACCGAATACATAATCACCTTCCTGTACTGAGGGTATCAATACATTATATAAATCCAATAACCTTTTAAATGTTCCGAATTCTTCAATACCAATAAATACAGCACGTTTACCACGGAGTTTCGATTCGTCATCTTTAGATGATACTCCAAGTACTTGATTTTGAGTACCCTTTTCAATATTTAAATCAGCATCCTTATAACCCATAACCCAGTTCATATCCTATAAAGCAGATTTTATTCTCTTTCTTGGGAACTATGTATGCTATGCTATAAAGTCAGCCATTGATACAAACTTATTTAATACACCATCCTTTATAAGATATTCTTTTTGATATGCAGTAACAATTGATCTTGTCTCTTTCCACGCTTCTTTATTCTCACCAAGTATGAAATTATGTGTTAATATTGAAGCCATTGAGTACGATTTGCTCTTGCCCCTACTTGCCAATTCAGCACCATGATTACTACCTTCAAAATTATTATATAATCCCCCACTTCTGGCCTAATACATATAATGAAATCTCCAATATATACCTTCCCATATTTCAGGAAAATCTACAACACGGTCAGCTTGTTTAGTACCTTTTCTAATTTTTGATTGAATAATAGGACAATAATTTATATAAAAATAAAGTGGTCCAGGAATCCATTCACCATCTTCTGGTCTCACCATCCCATTCCAACATCTATCTCTCTCCTATCTAATCCATTTACCATATTCACTATTACTATTAGCATTTGGTCTTGCTTTATTATACACACCATATTTCTTGTAATGTTCAGCAGTTTGTTGAAAGTACTCCATATTTTCAAGAATATGGGGATTAGCTAAATCTACAATAATTCTTCCATGTGCATCTCTCGGTCTATCTTTAGCTCTTTCTCTTTTATCTGAAATTAAATTTTTAACAAATGGTATGGTAGCAATAGATTCTAACAAATTATCAGCAACTTCTTTAGGTAAATCCTGAAGCAATTCTTCTGTTATAGGTGTCTAATATTCATTAACTTTCTGATATTCCATACTTTACTATATTTATCCATTTTTCTGAACTATACAATTTTAAAAATTTACTTAAAAAAGATATATTCAATGCTCTTATAATTTTTTCACCATCATCTCCTATAACTCTGTCTGTAATACAATCACTTAATACTAAGAACTATTCTTTTTTAGTTTTAAAGTACCATAATTTAACGGAATAAGTTTTGTATATTTTAAAAGAAGGGTCTATTTCAACATTACGTTGTAATATAAAATGACCCTTACTTTCAATCTACAATTGTTTTCTCCCATCTTCTAATTCCAGATTAATTGCTTCTACAATATCTTCTGTCTTCATTATATATCTATATTATCTTCAAATATTGATTTTTCACCTTGTCCACGCATCTTACTATCACTTTTAAGTTCAGCTGCTATAGTCTTTTCAGCTTCATCAAGTTTAACTACTAACCCTGGAACTTTCTCTATTGTAGCAGTAATAGTATTTAATGCAAAGATAGGTTTATTTTTATCATCTCTTTCATCAAGATCAAGGCTCTTCATCTATCTCATTAATTTATCAACTAACATTCTTGTAGTTTCTAATAATAAAACAGAACTGGTTTTAAATTGTTTATAAAAATCAATTGCTGCTAATACCTATTTATCAGGAACCCATTTATCAGGTAATCCTTCACCATCCTTAATAGCTTTTATTCGATCTTCTTCATCAACTATATATTGATAATCACTTCTTGGATCAGCAAAAAAATAAACAAACCCAAGTTCATTTATTGCTTTCTCTTTAGTTTCCTTCTTATCTCTTTCCCATATCAACCTAAATGGTTTAAGTAAAAGTGTTTCAGGTTCTATTATTACTCTATATCCTTCAAATTTAAATAGTTTCATATATTAAAAGTAAAAAAGGAGCAACTTATTATGGTTGCTCCCTTATAGTTAAATAATAATTGATGGTTTTGCTGGTTGAATTACTATTGGAGCAGGAGCATCTTCTACTTCCTCGTATTCTTCTATGATAAATTCAACATCTCTATCTTGCAATAAGAGACATTCTTTATTATCCATTTTAACTATATCAAATTTATATTCCAATACCTGATTATCTTGAATCACACCATCTTTAAATGATCCTTCTTTATGTTTCATTACTGCAAACCTTGTTGGATTAATAGATACTAAATCTCCTACTTTAATATCTCGTACTGAGGATCCAATTGATAATACTGTTTGATATTCTTTTAATGTGCCTTTCTATTTAGTGGCATCTATAATACCACTTTTAGTAAAATTATCAGTCTCATACCTATCCATCGTGGTAATAAGAGCTGTAAACATTGGTTTAATTTTTTTTGCTACTAACATCTTATTTATTTTCTTTATCAAATTCGTTTATCTCTAATGCTGATATTGTCAGATTTATTCTATCATACAATGTCTGAAGATAACCTTTCATAAAAATTAACTGATTCTTCATTAATATTTTAACTGGTATATCTAATCCTTCAAATTTTATAGTTTCTATAAATTCTTCTAATTTAGTTTTCTTAGCATTAAGTTCACTAAATTCAATCAATAATCTCTTTTTGTAATCTTCCATTTTTATCTCTTCCATATTTATATTTCTACTTTATACCTAACATTCTCTCATATGTACAGTTTAATTTACCTAAAGATGGTACATTAAAGTTAGTTCTTAATTGGGAAAATTGTTCTTCAGTCAAATCTTCTTTCAATGGTAATTTTTCAATAGTAATTTTAATAAACTCCCAATAAGAACTATATGCTTTATTTACTACTTCATAAGGTATATTTAACTTTTTAGATACTGTTTGAATTATTTCTTTTGAGTCCATTATTTAAGATCAAATAATAATAATAACCTAAAACTTCCATCTTCTTCCTTTATATTAGGTATAAATCTAGGATTTATTTTATTATTTACTATCACTTTACTTTCCCTTAATTTACCCATAATTACTTGAAAATGAGGCAACGAAAGTTTACAATCATCTCTTACTTGTTTTCTTGTATCTTCGCTCATTACAACTTTATCAAGTATTTTATCATCTTTAATAACTTTACTTAATTCATATCTATATTTAGTGAATGATGTTATAACATCCATTTCCCTATTAGTAAGATTGTGAAAAGGTCTTAAAAATTCAAACCAGTATCTAAAAAAGTCTTTATCTAATGAAGTAGGAATACTGATTACTCCATGTGGATTTAATTTGGTACTCATACTTCTTTATTATTTATTTTTCTTCTTCTATGTTAGGATTAATTTCTTCTGGAATTTGTATTAACCCTTTAACTTCGTTAATACATTCTGTTACAAATTCTTCTTCAAACATATGTGCTAAATCAATTACTTTAAAAAGATAATCAAGTCTTTTAAATGCATTAGTCATATTAGCTTCCTGTAATTTTTGAACTAATACTCTACTTTGTTCACTCAATTGGTGAGCAATATTTTCAAGTTCTTCATAAGACATTTTTTCTTTTTTTGTTGCTTTTGCTGTTTTTTCACCAGCTTCATTTTTTACAATTTCCATTTTTCTTTGTTTTTAAGTATTCTACTCCATATTTTTCTTTATATTCTTTTTCCCAAATATAAATATCGGTTGTTTTTATATCTGTTCCACCACATTCATCACAATAATCTACATCTCCCACAGACTTTATAGCTAAAGATAGGCAATGTTTACAATAAAATAATGGTTCTGCATTATAATCAATTGTGTTGTTTAAGTTGTCCATATAGATATTTTTTATATTCATTCATACTTCTACTATGAACGTTAGTTCTGTTACTGGTATTCCCTCTATTATTAAAAGGTCTATCTGGTGCAAGTAATCCATTCCATGCAATTTTACCTCTTCTAATAGCTCTTCTTATTGATTTAACTTTAGATGCTGCATCGTAATACATTAAATTAAGTTTATCAATTCTTCCATTTTTTTGATTTTCTTTCATTATATACTGTAATAAATTAATAAATATTGTCCTTCATTAAAATGTAATAATACAATATCATCCTTCTAGATTTTAAGTTTATTTACTTCAGTAATCATCATTCTAATGTTCTTTGCTGTAAGAACTGTCATTTGTTTTTCTTCCATACCTTTTATATTATAAATTGTTGCGGGAGAAGGAGTCGAACCTTCAACCTCCAGGTTATGAGCCTGGTTAGCTACCTTTGCTATCATCCCACATATTAGAGCCTTTACCTGGAATCAAACCAAGATCTAATGAGTACAAATCACTTGTAATAATCATTATACTATAAAGGCTTACATTTCATTAACCATCACTCAAAACGTCTTCTGAGGAGAGGGTTAACTATCCACTTTAATTTATACCTTGGGCTATTCATTTATGTGGATACAAGACCACAGTAGTATGCTTTATAAGCCTCGTGGTACTTTATTAGTCCTCCCCCAAAGATTCGAACTCTGACTTAGCAGGTTAGAGCTGCCAGTGCTTCCATTTACACCAGAGGAGAATATTTAATACTCAAATTGAATAGCATTAATCTCTACTTCAATTCCCATCATTTTGTATATTTCATTGAACTGTTCCTCAGTTGTCAAATCATCCCAACCTTCAGGTGGCAACCCTTTAATCTTTACAAACTTTAATTTTGCAAAATACTCGCAACTTCTATCTTCCAGCATAATTTACAATTAATTAATATACATCACATAATTTAAATAAATAAATATACTTATTTATATCCTGAATAAATGTTTCACATTCTGAAACAATTCCTTTATACACAGTCTCCTTTGGTAAACCTTCATAAAACAAAATAGTTTTCTTTTTAACTTGTTCAATAAAATCTAAAGCATTATCTGTTTCACAAGAGATTCCTTCTAATATTGAAGGTCCTAATTTACCATTAATGCCCATATAACCTTCTGCCAAACCATCCTGATAAGAAGATAAAATACTTGCAAAATCATCAAGATAAACATGAATATTTTTCTTTGGAGCAGACCAATGTAAATTTTTACATTTAGTTTTCCAACCTTCAAGTTGATTTAAAAATGTTACACAACCACTTTTATCAGAGTCTTTTGTTCCACTATTAACAGTTAAAGACAGTGGTGTTAATAAATTTTCATCGAATATTTCCATACGTTTTAAATTATTTACAAAGATATGTATTTAATCATTACAATCCAAATAAATACCTTATTATTTTTTTACTTTTAATGTTATTTAACATTAGTACACTCAACAGGATTCAAACCTGTAACAGTTGGAGTAGAAATCCAATACTCTATTCAATTGAGTTATGAGTGCATTCTATATTATTTATACTTCATTACCCCTCTAAACGTAAGTCCTTCAGGCATTGGTGTATCAATAGGTTTTCTATCTTTCTTACAATTTTGACACTTTAATCCACTATCAACTAAATTCATTTTTGAATCATAATACAATTTAACTTTATCAACAAATACTTCTTTATCAAAAGAAATACATTCTTTATTTTCACATATATAATACGGCATTTTATTTATATTTTAAATTCATTATTTCATGTGCTTTCATTATACCATAATCTATCAATGGAATATGACCATCATTCTTTTCAGCAAATCCATTTATATCATAATAATTACCATCATAACTAAAGATAGCATGATCCATATCATAATATATTTCACCTTGTGGATACAAATGTTTTAATATCATTGCAAATCTTACACAAGATCCATTCATATATACTTCAATAGAATCTGTAAAAGATTCTCTAATCAATTCTATTGTTTTTAAAATAGTTGTAAATGCTTCCATATAATTTATCAGAACATAAGAATAAGCTAATATTTAACAAAACTATTAAACACTTAAACTATATTCTTTTAAAATTTATAAATTTTAATTTCCTTAATTAATATAAGGAATCCTCGACCAAGGGTTTATCCTCACTTAGTATAACTTCAGTAACATATTACCTTATATATACCTCAATCCTATAATTCAGTTAAATGCGTTTATATATTATTAGTTCTCATTCCTGTTATCCCAAGGGGCACTTTACCCTCAACCTTTTCTCAACCAGATTGGTGTGCCAATTTAACCAATACTATATAGGATCTTTTGTCTATTTGACTCAAAATAATAATCATTCTAGTATATGACCATTAAATATGGGGGCAAATGTACAAATAATTTTTGACATATGCAAGAGTTTAATAAAAAAATTTCAAAAATTTTTTATTTTTTATTTTTTAATTTGATTTTATTAGAGGGAGTGGTGGTAACACCAACCTCACCCTCCCCATCACTTAGCCCCTGGGGATATACCCCTGGCATAATTAACTATTAACAATTTAACAATTTACGATTATGGAAGCAAATTTGAAATTTAACGAAACATTGACTGTTGAACAGTTCAAAGCAAAAGAATTAGTATCTCACATTGATGTGAAGAAAAATCCTAAAACAGGAAAACTTTTCTTTACATACGGTAGCAAAACAGGAGCTGTTGCAAACAAAGGTATCCCACAGAAACCTATGTTATCTAATGTAACAGGTGCTGACGGTTCTTCGTTCTATCTTCTACATGAAGAAGGAGATGGTGCTCCAACAATTGCAAGCTTCTAGCTTGCTTTTGTCTTACTGATGTAAGGAATAATAGTAGTCTTATCTTATGATAGGACTACTATTGTATTATCATTTAATCATTAATAGTATTATATATTATATATCACACATTCATTAATATGTACTAATGTACTATCAATTACCTGATGGATCTATAACACCTGATATAGTAGATGTTATAGATTATGATCGTAAATAGATTTGCGATTATAACCTCTTTACACTTTGTGGGGTATCAAGACAAAGTGTTTATTTAACTAATTAAACTATAATAATATAATATCATGAAGAATAGTACAAAGATACATATATTATTGATAGTATTTATTGTACTATCAATAGTTGTTTTAACAAGGGAAGAAGTAAAATTAAATAAGCAATTAAACACATTCACTTCTGATAAAGAAGTGGGGAGTAATGCTTATTACATTGATAGTATTGCATTCATGCATCCAGGATATAGTTATGAGATGTGTGAAGATATGCTATTTTTAACTGATAGTGCATTCAATGCTAAATATAGATAGAGTTGAATAGTTACTTTAGATTTATGTAGTTAAGTAGTTGAGAATGAATGACTAACCCAAAAGGGGGTCATTCACTCATTTTTTGACAACCAGTAGAAACAATGTTAATAAAATATTATAACTAAATTTACACCTTCTACTATTATCTTCAACCTCAAAACAAAATAAAAAAATGAAAAACATTATATTAATATCGAATTGTTTTGAAAAAGCTGAAATAGGATATGTTTCAACTTTTGTTAAAATGAACAGGACCACTAATGAAATACTATTTGTAACATATCATTGGCATGAAACATTTAGTACTGACAACACTAAAGTTTTTAATTCATTTGAAAGTTTAAATACTTTTATCAATGAATTAATAGATTTAAAAAACGAGTGTGAATTAAACTCATTAGAAAATCAAGCTTAAATTATATTGATACCTATTTCTTTGATAATATTACAACTTAATGAAATAAGCTCTGTAAGAAGTGCACATGCTTTTCCTCCTTAAGAAAAGGGATAAATATAGATGGCTGAAATATCAAAGTTTTAGGTGTAAAATGCAGTTATGCGTGGATAGAGAGATTTTTTAATATAAAAAATAAGATAGCTCATTGATGATCGAAAAGTCAATCTTGTACAAACTATAATACATATGTGTGCACACAGATCTGTTGAATGTTGTATAGTAAACTATCTTATTTTTTTAATATACACTTCTCAAATATGGTTGAGCAAATCATACATCGAAAGAAGAATGGTTAAAAACCTAAGTTTGAGAAGTGTTTTAATTTGATCAGGAGGCGAGTAAGGTACACGCACCGAAACATTGATGTCAACAAAAAAATCCTTGTGGAAGAGGATGGGTAGTAGACCAACGGAGTTTCTGCTTTATCAATGTGCTGATGGAAACTATCACAGGTTCGAATCCTGTCCTGACTACATTAATCAAATTAAATTTTATAACAATGAAAGAATCAGACAAATGGTGTATAAAAATAACACCTGAAAATAGAGAAGCTATTGAAAAATGGAGAACTGCAGATGTAACTCTTAAATGCTATGGATATTGTGTTAACAAAAATTCCTTTAATTCAATGATAGGATATTGGTCTCCTGATAAACCAAGTGGGTACACAGAAATATCCTTTGAAGAGTTTAAAGTATATACCAATAAACCAAAAGACTTAACTGGAAGATATGTAAAATGCTTAGTAGATGGGGCTCAAGGTACTAAATGTAAAGCAGGAGAAATTTACAAACTTGTTAGTTTAGATAATGTGGAAACACAGATATATAAACTTGAAGATGGTTTTTGCCTAAGTATAATTCCTACTACCACTGATAGATGGGAATTATTGCCAGAGGATTATTCTGCTAATAAACCATTAAAACAAGCTGTTTATTGTGAAACTCAGGAAGAGTGGGATTTTGCATGTGATAAATATAATAAAACCGATGTTGTTAAAAGGCAATTTGGAAAAGATTATAATTCATTTAACTATAATAACAAATTCAGCGGATGGACAACATCTGAAAATTTTATAAAACAAGGGTATCAAATTTTATCTTTCCAGGAATGGTGTGATTTAAATGGATATAAAATGGAAAAATCAAAACAAGAAATTTTAAAAGAATTTGCTGAAAAATATCCTCCAGGAACTAAAGTAAAATCTCCAGATGGAATAGAATTTATTATTAGTACTACGCATAAACATAAAGGTGAAAATAATGATTTTCTTCAAAGTTCTCCTTATTATACAGGTTTACGTGGTGAAGTTCTTGCTGTTAAAGAAAATAGTTGTATTGGAGAATATTTATACAAAGATGGTAAATATGCTGAGATAATAAAAGATGCTCCTAAATTTGAAGTTGGAAAGTGGTATTCTTTTAATTGGGATTGGCATAGTTCTAATTCTACAATTATAGCTAAAATAAAAGAAATAAATGAAGATTCTTTCAGTATAAGTTGGAGAAGTTATTTATGGGAAGAAAATGATTATAGTATATTCGATAGATATAATTTTAGAAATGTTTCAAACATCAAAAAACTATCTATTGACGAAGTACAACAATATTTACCAGACAATCATCCAGATAAAACTAAATCTAATCAAGAATTTAAAGTTGGAGATTATGTGGTTTTACAATATTCATCAGCAAAAGAAATTGGATATGATACAACTAGCAATAATACAAGATTAAAAGCTGGACATATTGATAAAATAGCAAACTTTAGGGATGGCCAAACATGGAGTGAAAATTCAAAAATTAGATGGGTTGGATTAGAAAGTGATCCGCATAATGGAGTAATAGAAATACTTTTACGCCATGCAACTCAAGAAGAAATCAATAATTATTTAATTTCTATTGGACAAATCCAAGGTAATCAAGAGTTTAAAGTTGGGGATTGGGTAGTTGTATTAGAAGAGGATAACTTTTATTCCAATTCAGAAAAATGCCCTCAAAAGCTTATGGAAATAAAAAAATATAATTTACCTTATAGATTACTATTCAAAGATGGACATAATAATAGTTATGAAAAAATAAGACATGCTACTGAAAAGGAAATGCAGGAATATTTTAGAAAGAATGAAGACTTTCTTAAAAAAGAAGTTTCAGAAGATTTTAATGAAATTCTTGATAGAATGAAAGAGGAAACTCCTAAATCTTCTTGCCATTTACTATCTGTTGATGATGAAGAATTACCAATGGTAAATATTATTAAAACAAATTCAATCAAACAACTATTAAATTCAGAGTAATATGAGATTTATTAAAATTTTCTTATCATTTATTATATTTATAGTAGTTTGGATAACTCCATCATTAGTTAGATTAATGAATATTTATTTTATTATAGCAACTGATATATTATATATGATAATAGCAATGTATTTAGTCTATAAATTTCAAAAATGGTTTGAATCAAAATTAAAATAACAATTAAAATTAAAAAATTATGAACAAATTAAATTCTTTCGTAAAACAATTCTCTGCAATTTTAAAAGGTGACGATAATGAAGCTAAAGCTCAGAAAGTTTGGCGCCAGTGTGAAAGTGCATTTAAAGTACAGATTGCAGCTCTTGGTGGTGATTTAATCCGCAAGGAAGATACTGTTACTCAGGCTGAAGAATCTCTATCCAAGAGGTTGGTAAATAACGGCAATGAAATCTCTGATAGAGATCAATATATTGCCAATCTCATCTCAGCTAAAGAATCATTGAAACAAGCTGAAAAACAACTGGCCGCTCATAAAGAAACTATTGCTTTCCTAGAGGAACAATACGCTTTATTGAAAGCTGAGTAAAAACCTATAATAAGATAAGAGAAAATATCCACACTCTTATCTTATTTTAATCTATTTATTATAATGGACTTAATAAACATTGCTGACCTGAAAAATACCGAAACAGGTAAAACATATCGGGAAGAAAATAACGCAAAAAGCCACAATATTCCATTAGGAACATTAGTGGAAGTTGATTTTGATGACAGTTATTTAGAAAGTCCCAAAAAAGGATTAAGGCTTTTTGTCGTTGGACATGACAGGGATTGCGATGGAACGCCACTGTACTCGCTTTCATTTAATAAAAATTGGAAGTCTGATATGTTTGGTGAGCTGTTAAAACCCTTTGCGAGAATGGCAACAGATAGTGGTTATTCAGAGGATTGTTTAAAAATAGTATTATAACAATTCTATACCACTAACGAGTATAGGTGTTCGGTTGGGTATTTGAGGGGATGACATTTTATCTACCTGTACAACCAAATAGGGGAAAAGTTGTAATTACCTGCACACAGCCTCAACTGACGCTTATACTTTGTTATATATTTGGTGATAGCATTTTGCTGATTATACACTGTTCTGCGTTCTTGTTTTTTAATATTACACATAACACTAAATTAAAAATAAATTATGTTACAAGACCCAAATGTAGAACGAGTAATTAAAAATTACACCGAACCATTGCAGAAGCAGATAAGTATGATGCAAATTGAATTAGAGGCACTAAAGCAGAAATGCAATATAGGTGCTGTTAGTGGTAGTGCTTTACCTAATGGTTGGATGGATTGGAATAAACTTACTCTTGACGAAATGGTAGAGTATTTACGGAACAAATATATGTTTAACAGTAGCGGCGATGCAAAATGTATTTATCATTTGATAGAGTTCTATGATAACCACAAATAGCTTTGCGTAACTTACTTATAAAACTTAAAATTACCCAAAATAATATTATAACAATAAAATTACTTATAATAATGGGGGTGCTTGATATTGATTCACAGTAAAGAAGTTATAGAACAGCAGTGGTTGGTAAGTCCACTCAAATAAGACCAAAACAACAAACGACAAGAAAGTAATTTCTTTCGCTCCTGCAGTTGCTTACGCAATCGCTTCATAAGAGCCGAGTGTCAACTACTTAGGAACAGAAAGTTGAAAAACGTCCCCAATTTATTACATTATAGGGACATTAATCAATTATAATGTAATTGGTGGAGCGACTGTTTAAACCACAGTCCCAAAAAAGTTTTGTAGTTTAATATAATATAACACCAGATATTCAACTGTAAAAGATAAGCTGTAAAATTCTATAATGGATTCTGGAGAAGACTCGGGTTTGACTCCCGACACCTCCACAACTTGTATTATTATGAATAATAATGAAATCAAAATCCTTCTGACCATTAATTTGGAGGGAGGTATCTTGGTACGCCAAGATAAACCAGAGATTATTATGTGGTCTTTAACCGAAAGAGATTTAAAACCAACCAAACATTGGAAAGATGGTGAAGGTTTAAATATTGTAAAAAGGGGTTCTACAAAACACTATAATCTTGAATCGAAAGAATGTGTTCAAAGATTAAAACTCAATCAACTTACATACAATCATTTTATAGGAGATGAACCTCCTGTAGGCATAAAGAAATATGATTGGATGATGTTGAAAGATCATCAAAAACTTGAGATCAACTTGCACTTGTTATGCAATGATTTAGGTGGAAAATCATTTACTTATAAAGTGTTAGATGATTGATACATCTTGTTTATGATGTAATAAGGGGGGATAAATAAAACTTCCCCCTTTATTATTTTTTTAATACCTATAATATACACTAATTAATAATAATAATGAAAAAAGAAGTAAACAAAAAAACAAATGTGAGATATGATGTTAACACAGATAAAGAAATAGTGGATTATATCATTAAGAACCCAGGCAATATTCAAAAAGCTTGTAAAGAATTATCAATCAAATTGAATAGAACACCAAACGCAATTTCAATTAGATGGTATTTTTTATCAAAAAAGAATAAATTAAACAAATCTTTTATACTTGTTGGTAAAAACAAACATTCTAATAACAGAAAAAACACTGAAGATACAATCAAACATAAAATATCTTTGTGGAAAAAAATCATCAATCTTATTAATAAAAAATTAAAATGAAAAAACTATTATTAATTCTACTATTGGTATTAAGTTTACCAGTAGTATCTCAGACATACAATCTGAATGCTAATTATCTTGTTGTATCAGATGGTATAGATACAAAAGAAGGCAAAACAGATGTTGATATGGTTCTTAATGTATCATCCAGCACACTTACGATATATTCTAAAGATATTCAACTTATTGATTATATTGTAATCAAATCATATGAGGAAAAAGGTTACACTGTATTTGAGGCAAATGCTACAGATACAAAATATAGAAGAATAGGTTTAAAATTATCATTTGCCAATAATGCTAATGCTGTTATAGTTACAATTAAATATTCAGATGTTAGATATTCTTATATATGTAAAATAATGTCCAGTTAAAAATTAAAACTATGTGCTTAATAATATTTGCAATAATACTATTTATAGTAATATTATATCTTATATATAGACCATCAATAGATTATGTAAATGGCAGTATATTAATATGGTATAATAAAGAACCTTATGAAAGAAATTTTATAAAAATAAAAATTAAATAATATGACAAGAGATGAAATCAATAAGAAGTCCATCAAATTGGCAACAAATAATAAAATAGTAGCATTAGAATTTGCGACTGGTGTTGGAAAATCAAAAATAGCATTAGATATAATTAGTACTCTTTTTACAACTAATGTACCATCAATATTATTAGTTGTAGCTGAATTAGCTCACTTTGATAATTGGAAAAATGAAGCTAATAAATGGGGGTATGATGAATTATGGAATACCATAACTTGTGTAACTTATGCATCATTGAAAAAACATAAAGAATTAAAGTATGATATTATAATTCTTGATGAAGCACATCATATTGGTTCAGATATTAGATTAGATATAATAGATAATATAAATTTTGATAAAATGTTACTATTATCTGCAACATTGGGGGAATTATTGAAACAACATCTTTCTAATTTATTTAAAGTACAGGTAATATCTTATAAAATTACATTACAAAATGCAATTGATTGGGATATATTACCAAAACCTAAAATATTTCTTGTTCCTTTAAGATTAAACAGTGTTAATAATACTGAAGTGATAATAGAAGAATGGGGCAAATCTTCATTAAAAAAGAGATACAAATGTACTTATTCAGAACGATGGGAATATTTAAAAAATAAAAATAAATATCCTAATGTTATATTAGAAATTTCATGCACTCCATATCAAAAATATATTTATTTAACAGAGAAATTTGAGTATTTTAAAAAGTTTTACTTTAGAAATAAAAATGAAGCTATTAAAAATAAATGGCTTCAAATAGGTTCTCAAAGAAAAAGATATTTAGGTGAACTTAAAACTCCTATCGTAAAACGATTTTTAAAAAATTTAAAATCTAATAGATATATATGTTTTTGCGCTTCTATTGAACAAGCTAATGAATTAGGCAAAGAAAATTCTATTCATTCAAAAAAAGATAATTCTGCTGAAATAATAAGCAAGTTTAATAATAAAGACATTGATCATCTTTATGCTGTAGGTATGTTACAGGAAGGACAAAATCTTAATGATATTGAAGTTGGTGTAATTGTACAATTAGATGGTCAAGAAAGGTCTTTTATTCAGAAGTTTGGTCGTTCATTGAGAGCTGAAGATCCTACCCAATATATATTTTATTATAAAGATACACGAGATACAGAATATTTACAAAATGTGTTGGAAGGAATTAATGAAAGTTATATACAAGAAATAGATTATGAAAATAATATGATATGACAATATGTTTAAATAAACAAATAATAGATCAATATAATATGACCATTGATGAAGTTTTATTAATGATTGTATTAGAAAATAATGTTGATCTAGATGTGGCTCAAAAGAACTTAATAAATAAAGGTTATATTACAGTAAATAGAAATGAATTATTTTTACCAATAGGTTGGCGTTTGACTAATACTGGTAAAGATATGTTAAATGCTATTATTGTAGATTCAGATAAACACCAGGAACCACAGGAGAAACTTACTGATTTAGCTACAAAATTGAAAACAATTTTTCCAAAAGGTAAAAAAGATGGTACTAATTATTATTGGTCTGATGGTGTACCTTTAGTTATAAGAAGATTAAAGTTATTCTTTAAAAAATATGGTAGTAATTTCACAAATGAACAAATAATTCAGGCAACAAAAAAATATGTTGAAGGTTTTAATGGTAGTTATCAATATATGAGATTATTAAAATATTTTATATTTAAAGAAAAAGTTGGGGCAAATGGAGAAATTGAAGGTGATTCAGAATTAATCAGCTATATTGAAAATGCTGATGAAGAAGAAAATTTAAAAAATGAATGGACATCAACATTAAATTAAATAAATGGAAGCAGTAAGTATTGTAACAATTAAAGAAGTTTTACCTTTATATAAAGGTGAAGAAAAAGCTAATAATGTAGAATTAATTCATTTAGAAGAAGCAGGTTTTGATATTGTAACTCAAAAAGGATTATATAAAGTCGGAGATAAAGCAATATATATTATGCCTGATTATTGCGTAAGTGATAATGAATTATTCAAAGAGTTTATAGCTCCTAAAGGTGATGAAAATAAATCATATTTAGGTAAAATAGATGGTAAACCAAGACGAATAAGAGCAAAGAAATTTAGTCTTCATAAAGGAGACAATTTACCTTTATATTCTAATGGTATATTGTTAAGTTATTATGAAGTAGGTGAATATCTTCAGGATATGAACCTACATGATTTAAATTTAACAAATGAATTGGGTATTACAAAATATGAATTACCTGAAGAAGTAAGTGTTAATACTGATAGTAAAGGAAATAATAAATCTAATATGATTTTTCCAACAGGTTTATATAAAACTGATGAAACAAATATTAATTTATTATGGGATCATATTGAAAATGTATTAACTTATCCTGTTAGGTTAATAGGTACTGAAAAGATTGATGGTAGTAGTATATCTATTGGGATTAATTCTCAATATCCTAATGGCTTTATAACATCTCGTAATATAAATAAACAAATCTTTGTAGATAAAGTAATAGGCAGAAGGAATAAAAAATTCTTTGAAAAACTATTATTTTGGAAACAAGTAGATTTAAATTTATATGAAACACAATTAAATAATGATTCATTTGTTATAAATGGGTATCCTCATTTACAATTATTGTTATTAGTCAATTTAAAAGATATTGTGTTGCGTGGTGAATTAAATGGAAAAGGAAATAAGGGTAGTGGTAATATTAATAATCCTTCTTTAAAATATCCATCTAATATTAAATTCTTTGGAGCAGATAGATACATTGATGGTATTGCTACTAAAATGAATCATAAAGATTTTATGAAATTATGTAAAATGTGGGATTTTCCCACAGTACCTATATTATTTAATAAAGTATTTAATTCAAGAAAAGAAATTGAAACATTTTGTGAAAATTATTTTATTGAAAGAAAGAAAAATACCAAAGAAATAATTGAAGGTATAGTATTAAAAACAGAAGACTGTATGTTTTCAGCTAAATATATGAATAATGAGTACGATAGCAAAAAATAAATTTAAATTTAGTGTAGATAGTTTTGGAACAGAAGTAAATGTTGGAGACATAATAGTATATGCTTCAGGTGGTACTTTGTATATTGGTCAAGTATTAGGATTTACAGAATTAGCTATATATATTAGTGATTATAAAAAACCAAATAATAATTGGAGTTTTAGAAATTTTAATATATCTGAACATAATAGTAAAAAATATTGCCGATGGTTAAGTTTTAAAGTTATTGAAAAAAATGCACCTATTTCTGAACTATTAAAACCATATTGTTATTTTCATCAAATGTAGAATAATGGAACTATATGAAAGAGTAATATCAAAATTAAAAAAAAGGCAACAGATTATTACAAATGGAGGAATAAATTGTATCCCCTCACCATTTGCAAGATACCGTAATACCTTTATTGGTGTTGAACAAGGACAGTATGTCGCCGTTACAGCTGCAACGAAAGGTTATAAAAGTCAATTTTCAAGTTTCCTATTTATATACAATAGTGTATTATATTCATATTATAATCCTGGAAAAATAGTTGTAAATATATTGTATTATCCTTTGGAAGAAACTCCTGAAACTGTAATAGAAAGATTTATGTCTTATTTATTATATACATTATCTAATAAAACTATTAGAATAAGTCCACAAAATCTTAGAAGTACTAATGAAAATGCACCATTACCTGATGAAATAATTGAATTATTGAAATCAGAACAATATAAAAATATATTGAATTATTTTTTAGAGTGTGTACATTTTTATACAGATACTAATCCAACAGGAATCTATAATAGTTGTAAAGGATTTATTCAAAGCAGAGGAGAAACAATATATAAGAATATTCCAATTAAAGATAACTTTACAGGTGAAGTTAAAATTATTAATGGATTTGATTATTTTAAACCTTATAAAGAAAATGAATATAATCTTATTTATATTGATCATATTAGTTTGATTAGTACTGAAAAACAAATGGATTTAAGAGAATCTATAAATAAGTTATCTGAATATTTGGTATTACTTCGCAATAGATATAATTTCACACCAATAGTTATTCAACAACAAGTATTTAATGAAACTATAGATGCATTTAAAATAGGTAAACTTAAACCAACTGTAACAGGATTAAGTGATTCAAAGTATGTTGCCAGAGATGCTAATTTAGTATTATCATTATTTACACCATATAATTATGAATTACGTGAATATATGGGTTATGATATTACCAAATTTAGAAAGAATATAACTTTTCTCGAAGTATTAGTTAATCGAAATGGTGAAAGTAATAATGTTGCACCTTTGTATGTAGATGGAGCAGTAACTTATTTCAATGAATTGCCTTTGCCTACAGATAAAGCAGCTATTCAGCAAATATATAATTTTATGGATAAAACAATTAAAACAAGTAAATCATTCTTTACTTGGGTAAAAAACAAATTA